AGGCACTGCTTGTAGCTGACAGTTATAAGCCATTTAAGTCGACCATCTCCAAAAATTCGTATTCATTCTTACTGTTAGGCGTATATTTCTGAATATAAAGCGTTTTACAACTTATGTGCAAATTCAAATCATCAACTTTTACATTGTGCTTTTTTGCTAATTCTGAAAACAAACGGCTTATAACAGCACCTAAACAAGATGGCTGACTTTCGTTTTCTAATGGAGCTTTATCTGTACTCATAAATTTGTTTTTTAAATTAAGTTTCGAGGTATTAATCAGCCACCTCGTTTAGCTGCAAAGCGTTATAAGCAAGTTGTGGGGGATTGGATTCGAACCAATGCAAGTCCCAACCTTTTCATGTCATTCCTACCACAGGTCAATTACGGGAAACGCCCCACAACTATACTTATAACACTTACCATCACTCCAAGTACACCACTAACTTATCTTGATTGCTTTCTTCCTCATCAATCTCAAAGACTCCCAATGGTACATTTTGCGATATGGCAATATGAAATAACCGATGGTCACGAGATGACTTTGGAACACAGACTCTATAAGTCTTACCTTGATAGTCAATCGTTGGTCTTGTGATTGTCAACACACCACCACGATACGATGTAAGCACCTCAGTAGTATGTTGAAAGAACGGATGTTGCGAAGTTACACGATAGCTATGCTGATTGGTGCTATACACTATCTTGATGCAGTTAGGAGGTGTCATAGTGTAAGCGTATTATAATATTCTCTTGCCTTTATAATCTTTCCTTGTAACTTCTCCATTAAGATAGCGTCATATTCAAAGTTAAAGACCTTGATGCGCTTCTCAATAGGTAACTCAAGTATGATGTCATTATTCCGTTGAATCTGCTGACATTGTGCGATGTAATCTTCGTTCTCATAATTGCGTCCAAACTTCCACGCAAGACGTTCGCATTCGGCAATAATCATATCCTTCGTGTTAGGCACAAGCGCATATATCAACCGATACTTATGCACACCAGTCAACTTCATATAGCATTGCGCTTGAACTTCATACATCGTAGTAGGTTCGGCTTCAAAGAACGTGCGTAATGACCACGAAGTCTTGATGTCTTCCACCGCATCGCTAAGGATAATATCAGGTGTACCGATGATGAACTCATCTTGCAACTTCTCACGATTCTTGGTTCTAAACGCACCACCAAGCACATCTTGAACCAACTGCATCGAATCTTGCTCCATCGCAAGACCTTTGTCCATATACTCGTTATTCACGAACTCACGATAGCCGTATTCACCTTGTAGCCACATTGATTCGACCAATGTCTTAGCCGTTGCCGACAAGTTTCCTGCGTCTTTATCCGCTTTTAATTTCGGTTCAGTTAGTAATGCACCCACACCACTACATCTGAATAGTAATTGATTATCCATTTAATAACGCCTCCTTCGTATAGTATTGTGAAGTTAATCCAAGTGTTTGAGCAACATCACGAACTGATGTTAAGTCGCTAAGATTCAAGCAAGATTCGATGAACTTTGATACTCGTTCCTTCTCTTTGGCATCGTTAATCTTGTCATAGGATAGTAACTCCGTATCACCTGTAAAAGCTATCACATCTTTGCGATTAAGGTTAGCACCGAACAAGTCACCGAAGTGGTCACAAGCATCCTTGATAGCGATTGTCTTTGCGATTGGTAGTGCCATCATTACCGCACCCTTGCCCACGTTTGACATATCCATTTGCAATGAACCGCTACCTGCTTTGGTTTGTAATTCCTGCGCACCTACACCATCGTGGAACTCCATTGTGTTAGTGGCAGGATTAAGATAATGAACCCTAACTGTCACCTCAACCGCATTCATCAACATCCCAGTCTTCAAGACCTCAATAGAATACTTTTTAAAGCATCTACGAAGCAGATATTCGACCTTATCAATAGGCAAGTAGTTATAACCCTTGATGAATGGATGTTGTTTAACCCAAGCCGTTGGTGGCGGTGTAGCAAGTACCACATTGAGTTGCTCAAGTGGTATTGCTACGTCTAATTGTTTAAATAGCGAAGTGATAGTCGGCTTAGTTGCCTTGACTAAGTTAGTATTATTACTCATTGTTACCTCCTTCTGCTAATGTGTCGGCATAAATCTCACTCCAAATAATGTCACGGAATATTGCATCCTCAAGTCTGAAGTGTTCGATAAGGTGAGTGATGTCGAATACAACATCAACATTAAGCATTGTTCCTCTTTGCTCAAGTTCGGCAGATAATAATTCAACATCTCCGTTCTTGTCATAATTAACGGTTATTGTTAATAATTGCGGATTCTCTGCGGTTTCAATTTTGATTGTTTTTGTTAGTTTCATTGTGTATATAATTTTTGTAAAAGTAATTAATTTTTTAATACGAAATCATCGTTAACTAAATATTAGTAAATATCTTGGTTATCAGGATTACCCCATATCAGCAAAGCTAATAGAAGGATGAGTGCTATGACTAACATACGTCAGTTGGTTGCGGTTCGTGATATTCCAAGTCACCCTTAGAACCTTGTTCGTCATCTAATCGTACCCAGTCTTCAGATAATGCTACTTTTGATGCAGTCCATTGACGATGTCCATGTTTTAACTTCCAATATGCTACCAAGTCATCGTGTGTCTTCTCATCGGTAATGAGTCGGTTAATTATGAAGTCAATAACGGAATCCATTTGTTCGGTAGTTACGCAGGAATCTATCCAAGCAGAAACTATGTTGTAGTGTGTTGATGGTATCATTTGTTCAATGGTTTAAATGTGTAAATTAATGCTCGTCCAATGCTATCCGTATATGTCATACTATCTGCCATATTCTTGTGGAACTCTTCCAAGTACATTGCCATCTCGTGTGGTTGCACTCCGTTTTCTTCTGCGGTTAGTTCGGCAATAGCTTCGATTCGTGATATGTCTTTATTCTTTGCCATATCAATAACAAGTGGATGGTTGATGTGTAAGTTAGTCATTGCCTACCTCCTCTTCTACTATTCCGTCATTGAAGTGACCGAGATATGCTATGCCATCTTCTCTATTGTAATTGTAGGCGAACATTAGGTCAAATCCATCCCCATAATTCTTACATATGAGTTCGATATTATCCCACATAAAAGTAACGGCTCTCGCATTAAGAATACTTATTGATCCAATACTTTTCACGAACTCAATAGGCTTATTTTTTTGTATCGGTGTTGCCCCTCCGATGATTGTTACTTTAGTCATTTTTGATTAAGTGTTTAGTTAATAATTCTTTTTCGGTCTTACGGATAACTTTCTTATCCTTTTCATTCGCCACTCGGACGAATACGCCCATTAGCTGTGTTTTGTACTTTGGCTTTGCGCCTGTCTTTTTTGCCATTTTGTATGTTTTAGTTATTGATGACTCGTTTAATTCGTTCGCTTCCTATTTGCATATCCATCTCTTTTGTATCAAAGTAATGTCTGAAAACTTCATACCCAACAGTTCTCATTTTGTAGTTCTTTGTTCCAAATTCCATTCCTGCAATTATTGGAAGTTTTACGTCTTTGTAAATTTTAGTTTTGATTCCTTGTAACATTATGTAGTTGTATGTTTTAGTTATTAAATATGTGAACTTGCTGCGATTATCCACATTCCGCAGTAGATGATGAATGTGACCATTATTACTTGAATGGCGATGATTGTGTAGATGAGTAGTTTACGCATTGGTTAAATTATTTGAAGTGATGAAATGGTCAAGACAATCTTGAACGCTTTGTGTCGCTTTGGTTGTTTGAAAAAATGTGCCGTTATCAACATAGCCATAAGACACACGGCTAACGGTTACTAAGGTGCGTTCGGTGGTCAAAGATTTAGATAACTTCACCTTGTTGTTACCGCTTATATAAGTGTAACCTAATTCTCTTAGATCGTCAATACACTCTTTTTTTGTTTTGCAAATTCCTCCGATTGATTTGCCTTCATAAAAAGCACAATAAGTGCCGTTGTCAAATTTTGTTACTGATGCGAATTTTTGATTGTTCATTGTGTTAGTTTTTGATGTTATTAATTGTTGTTGATTTCTTGTATTACTTGACCGTGAATAGTCACAATATCTAAATTATGCAATGTGGCAAAATTGTTTGCTTTTCTGTATAACCTATTAGCAGCAATTTGTTGCATCTTATTTTCGCATTTGTATGTATTCATTACTACTTTTGATTGTGCGATTTCACTTGAGATTAGTAATCTTTTTAATTCGATGTTTAATGCTTGATTGTTCATTTTGTTAGTTTTTATATTTGAAATTTATTTAATATCCTCTTTTTATTAGTTGTGAAATTCTTTTAGCTGCACTATCAATATTTTTGTAGAATACGTTTTTTTCACCTATTACAATCCAAAATAAATTTTCAGAAGGTTTGCATACTGAATACCAATTTGCGCTTTCGTTTCCAAAGTTTTGACCTTTTAAAAGTGCTGATTTAATTTCTTGATTTTCCATTGTATAAATTTTTAAGTGTTTAATGATATGCAAATATAATATTATATTCTTGACATAACCTAATCTTTTTTTTCAACTTTTTAAAATTATGTAGTAAAATGTAGTATTTACGATACTTGTAGCGGTAAAATTATTTTTAAATTATGTAGCAATAATCAGAAATAATTGTATTTTCAATCGCAAATACAATAATATTTCAAGACCAACTTCGTAATAAATACTCATATAAATACGTTACAAAATACACCCAAAAGCAAGTCACCTCGTAGAAACGAGGTGGCTCTTAAAATACACATATGAAAACAATCTTACTATCTACTTAATAACTCACGCATCAACTTGCGCAATCGTTCGGCTTCGGCTTCTATCAGTAATAACTTCTTCATCACCTTTGCTCTTTTTTCTTCGTTAGTCATCGGCAGTAGGGTCAAATAATTCGCTATACATCTCATCCACGCACATATCAATTATCTTAAAACAACGAGTAAGGATTCGGTTCTTCATTGCTCTACCTTCTGCGGTCATTGGATCGAGTTCTTGAACTGCTGATATTGCCCAGTAACTATTGGTAATATATTCACTATTCGTAGTAAACTCAACGATACCATCAGCAAATAATTCTTCTTCTTTTTCTTTTTCTTCGTCTGCCATGTTACAACACTTTGCCGTTATAGATTCTAAAGTTGCGCAATGTATACTCCTTATCATCGTGAAGGTCAATGATGGCGAATCCGTGATTCCATTTGTTGATAGGTAACCACTTGGGAGTCAATCCGCATAGGCAACCTATAGACCAAGTTGTAATAATCTTACGGAAGATATCAGGTTCGGTGTGTTCACTTGTAGTATGACAATCACCTTTAACACACGAATGTTTTGCTTGGAGGAATAATCCTCTTGCAGCATTGACAGGATTGAATACACCTCGCCCAAATTCGTGTCCGTGAATGAATGGTAATCCGTTCATCACTACTAATCTCTTATCGCGAATAATCTCAACATCAGGAATTCTTCGTTTGATAATTGCCTCAAGACTAAACTCTTCAACGCCAACTAATTCGTGAGCCTTTTGATACAAGAACGAATCATATCTCTCTTCGTGGTTGCCAAACTTGAAATATATCTTACATTTAAACGTCTGACGTATTACCTCTATAAACTCATTAAGCATATCCAACTCCTCGCTAAATCGTTTCTTGCGAGGGTCTTTCATAAAGTAACTTAGTTGATGGAAGTCAAGCAAATCACCATTGATAAACACGAAGTCAGGATTTTCTTTTTTGGCATAATCAAAACAAGCGGTAATGGCTTCATTGTTCTGATATGGAAGATGGACATCATTTATTATCAATCCTTTCTTGTGACCTGTCAAGTGATATACCTCAAACGATTCCTCATCAGATGGTGGTAACTTGTATGGATTCATTGGTCTGCTTTTTTCAACCTTGTGCGTAACTTTTGCTTTGTTACCATTCTTACCTTCAATGGCACGGAGTGAACTTCTTGCATCTTCAACATCTTTAAAAGTTAGATTGTTGGCATTGTACATAATACGAGCAAGTTTAGCTGTCGGCATTTCCATTCCGTATTCATCTCGGAACTTTCGTGCAATGTTTACTTTTGTCATTTGTGTATTTTAAAGTGAAAAGGGTGACGAATCTACGCCACCCCTTATAAGTCATTACTACTTGTTGCCGTAAGCCTTGTATGCTGGGTTAATCCAATTAATCAACACAGGTAAGTTAGCCACTATTCCTGCCGTCAATAACTTTTTAACCATAACCATATCAAAGCTGAATAAATCGTGACCATTGCTTAGTTCTACAAGCCACAAAGATAGGATAATAGTAGCGAATCCTTTTACGAATGTTCCGAACGGTGTTGTTAATGCTTTTTTCATTTTTTTGTTATTTTAATAAATGGCAATATTACCAAAAGTCCTTTTACAATTCCTCTCCAAAGTCTACCTCCGAAGGTAGTAGATGGTGTTGATGCAAGTGAATTAGCGACTATCGTAGCCTCATTTACTATGATGTCTTTTCCTTCTTGCGTAATGTTTACTTTAATGTCTGACATATCGTTAAGTTTATGATGATGTTGTTGAGAAGTACAAATCTGCTTCTGCCTTGCGCCTTCGTGTCAATCCTTTCTCAAACGCTACCCTTGTTAACCCACTTCATAAATTCCAATCGGATCGTGACATCCAATGGATTCGCATTCACCTTCTTGAGTAGCGTTGACTTGTCAAGATTACCCAACCCAAGATTATAACTGAATGATACTAACGCATCGAACATCCCTTGCGTTATTGGTACTCCTATTCGCTTATTCACTCCATACTCAAAGCTAAGTAATATCGTAGCGAATAACTCATCAGCACGTTGTTGAGTAAGTACATCTCCCTTCTTCACACGGATTCCATTCTCGTATTGCGTATTACCCCAACCAATCGTCCAAATACCCTTGCTATCTTGATACGCTTGTAGTCGGCAAGATTCAAAGGTTTGTATAAGTTTTATTCCTACTTGTGATACTTTCATTACTTACGGATGGGTTTGATTCTTCTACCCAAATGCTCTTGATATAACTCACCTTCCTTGAAGTCTTTAATCTCTTCGATGATACACTCCATCACTTTAGCCGACCTATCCATCATCAAAGATTGTCTATCAATACTGCGAGTATTGGTTTCAATGATGCCATACATCTTCACTCTATCCTCCTCCATAATACGCTTCACTTCCGCACGAAGTACGTCCAACTCATTCATCGTTCGTTCGGTGAATCTATCGTATCTTTTCCATAGTATGTAACCACAAAAAGCCAACACACCTACAAGTGCGCTTTGCTTTAACATCTCTTCGATTAGTTTCGTTTCCATTGCTTTATATCAACTTTTGCTTTTATATTATTGTTCAAGGTTAGGTGTTGCATTAATCCAAATACCATCTCCGCTTTACTTTGTACATCATCTCCAAGTATGGCATCAGATTCGATATGAGCAATGTATAACTGCTTTAAATCTTCGTAAGTACCTGTCCAAGTGAGAGTGATTAGGTTCATTATTTATTGTCCGCTTTGTTGAATTTTGTTATACTCCTCAACATAAATGTTCTTAACTTGAGTAGGAGTCAAAGGTCTATTGTAAAGTTCAACAAATTTCATATAACTGTCATTTGTTACTGTTCCTATACCTTTACCTATTCTAACGGTAGTATTAGCAGGGTTTTGTAATGTTGTAGGGATAGTTCCTGACATTGAGCCATTTATATTAATTCCGTTAACATACAATTTTATTCTATCTGATGCAGTTCCTTGTGTTCCATCATATACTCCTACAAAATGCCTCCAAACTCCTGCACTTATAAATCCAGTAGCTATAAGAGATGCTGGTGTTACACCTGTAATTATTGCCATTTGAAAATTGCCCCCACTTGTATTTTGTATATTCCAAACATTAAGTGATGCTGGAATATCCAAAGCAATTACTAAAGAAGCTGAAGATGTTGTATTTCTTTTTGCCCAAAATGATATTGTAAATTGATTTGTTAGTTTTTTAAAAGCTGATTGATTTGCAGCTTCGTAAAATGTAGTTATACCACTAAGATATGCTGACGCATTGACAATATACGGATTACCTTGACCTACCAATTTATCTCCACCTTTCATATCAAGTAATACATTACCTGTTTGTTGTGTCATAGGATAATAAGCCACAAGCGAAGAACGATTGAGCATAGATACTCCAAACGAACTCAACACCACCGCCAATAATATTACTATAAACCCCCTTATCATAACGAATCTATTTTAGGTGAAAGTTGCCATACATTGTCAATATAAGACTCTCCGATTGCTGAATCATACACTTCTAAATTAGCTACGAATGAAGTCATCTTTGCTGATAATGTATTGAATCTATTTACCAACGCAGTTCTAATTTGAGCCTTCGTAGTTGTTGGTGCAATTGATTCTTCTTGTATAATGTAAGCATATTTAGTTCCTGCAATAGAATCTATCTTTGCGATGTTATACTTGTTTGCATAAGACATTACAATTCTATTACATTGAGCTGAACTTCCAAGTGGATTTGGAATGGCTATGCGGAATCCTGCTCTTACGATACAATATCCTTGAGTTTGGTATCTATCAATGGATAGAACTCTGATTGTTTCAACTTGTCCGAATGATGTGAATGAAGCCAACATCAAGGCTATGAAGATTATTTTTTTCATTATCTCTGTACTTTATTTATAGGTGAATAATTGACTACGTTACCACTTGCAGACACGGCTGCACCCGAATAGTTTACTATTATTATACTAAAGGCATCAGGCATTACATTACCAAAAGCGTTGCTGAGTAAAAAGTTATCTTGACAAACTTGATTTGTAGTTGTATAACTCAATACCCCAAGTAATCGTAAGTTGTTAGGAGATGCGATTGTACTTGCTCCTTGTGCGCCTGTTGGTAGCGTTGTTGTACCTTGTGATGCAGCATACCAGTTCGTGCCGTCAAAATAAAAAGGACATATATACACATACACCGCTTTGTCATTTGCAGGTGCGGTATTAGCCATCGTTAGTTTAACATTAATCTTATAGTCAAGTGCCTTTCTTACGTTGTTACGAACTGAATCTGATTGCCATCCAACCGTTGCACTCGAAGCAAGACTATTCAAACTACTAACCGTCATACTTGTAGATGTCCAAGTTGAATCATAAATAGCCGTTGCACCTGCCGTTGCCGTTATACTTCCTGAGATAGCAACCGTATCCGTTGATGATTTAAGTCTTGTGAATGATACTGGTTGTGTAGCAGGAAGGTTGCTGACCTTAATAGTTGTTCTACTACCTGTTGTACTATCTCCAAATGTTGTTATTTCATTTGAACCATTCATTATAACTACTCGTTGTGCGCCCTTTGAATTTAAAGATAAAGGATGTAATGTTGAATCTGATGGTGTAGTTACATCGTATGATACCGCACCTAATACCATTGGTCCTTTAATTCCTGTTGATGTATTACCTTTTCCATAATGCAAATCAGTGGCTATTTGAGTTAATGTAGCCTCAGTAGCTGCGCCTGTTGGAAGTGATACAGTACCGCTAACATTGTTTATATTCCAAGTACCTGACTGAGCAGATTGAACCGCAAAAGTTCCTGCATTGGTTACTGCGTGACTACCAACCGTCAACGTACCTCCTAATTTATTATTGATACCTGCTAAATTAGTACTATCAGTTCCGTCAAGATTCGCAATAAGTGTATCCGTTGTTGATTTTAAACGAGTGAATGTAACCGCTTGTGTTGTTGGGAAGTTACTAACTTTTATCGTACTACGTTGTGTTGCGCTATCTACTTGGACTGCGAATGTACCTCCATTAGTAGCATCAACAGTTAACGCACCTGATGGGTTGACCTTCACATCAACATATCCACCACCACCGCCTGTTGTCAAGCCGTGCATAACTGCATTGACAACTAATCCTGTATCTGCCGATACTATTGACGTGCCTAATGTCTTCTTAGTAACACCTGATATAGTCGAATTAACGCTACCTGTTATCGTAACACCTGTACCTAACTTTGCAAGGTTAACGCTATCTTGATACATACGCTTATATATGCTATCGGTCTTGAGTTTTAATGGTAAAAGGTTCAACATTTGCACATCAATACTACCTGCGGCAGCGAGAATATCTTCCAATGTAGTTTGCGTTGCACTTGGAATAGATGATACACCAACTCCGCTACCAAGACGAGTATAGATACTATCAGTTTTTAACTTCATAGCATTTTGAATAGTAACCAATGCGGTATCGTGTACTTTCATTGATGCACCGACTCGTTGTATCTCACCGATTACATTGCTATTGTTTACCGCACGAATAACACCTCCGTATTGTGCTTGTGCGTTGATTGTGAGCAGACTTACTGCTATGATTGTGATTAGTTTTTTCATATTTTTTAACCTCTTAATACTCTTATTTTACCATTTGCAAATCTGAACTCGCAATCTTCTTGCTTGTAAATTGTTGTCGCTACTCTTTCATCAGCGTAATATGCGGTTGAACCACTTAAACTAACTACATAACTTATATCTCGATTGATGAACATACAAGTATTGTTTTCAGTATTTAAATGACTTAAGTTGAAGTTAATATCACTTATCAAAGTTCCATTCTCCAAGATATAACACTTGCCATGTTCGGCAATTAATTCGCCACCGACAATCATTCCAAGTGTAACAACTACGTTCGTCAAACCTCCGCTAACACCTTCTCCATCTTGTCCTTTAATATTCGCTACAAGTACCCAAGTTCCATCAACCTTGTTATACACATCTCCGTTACTATCGTTGAGATAATAATCTCCATTCTTTCCTTTACCTACTTTCGGCAATCCAATATCATTATACCAAACTGATGGACCATAACTATATATCGGCACAATTCCACCACCTGCAACTGCATAAGTCGGCATAACATCATCATTGATAGTACCAACAAATATCTCTTCTTCCATTGATAATATAGGCGCATCGATTGTATCAACGATGTAACCCATTGCAGGGTCAAGTTCAGTACTCATTAAGTCAACGAAATGCGAAGAATATTCAAGTACAACCAAATAACGATTGCTTTGTGTATAATCTAACTCACGACCGCTTTGATACATCGGTGAGCAGTTCAATGGCTTAAAGTTTTGCAATGCACGATGAACCGAATCCTTTAAATCAAGTAACGATAACTCAAGGTCAATATTACCTTCCGAGTTATATTGCTCTTGCTCTATCATCACTCTAAAAGTTACCTCATAAGATAACGCATTCGCACCGATTGGAAGTCCTGTGGATAATACCGTTTCAAGAAAACAAGCAGGTTTCGCATACACCATCATATCAGGTTGTTCATCTCGTTGGTCAGCCCACAACATAACATTCAAACCAACAACATTACCATCTTGATTAGTGCATTGCACCGATTCAAGTTTAGTTACTACCGATTTGATTGATTCCTTAATTCCCATTATGCGGTTGCGTATTTAAGTTGATTCTCTCCTGCTGCGATTGAATAATTTTGTACCAATGATTGATTCGTTTGAACATTAACTAAGTTCTCATCAAATAAGAATACTTGCCCTTGTGCTGGGTTTGTGTTCACTCCTTGATGATTATTATCATCCATTAATTTACCCAATAAATTCAACGTTCCGTATGTGTTCAAACATACGTCATATATGGTACTATTCGATATTGCTATAAATTCACTCATATAGTTACATTTGGATTGATTATCAATGTTCCATCAGTCGAATAACTCACGGAAGGATTGTTGCAAATATACAAATCTCTCTGCAATTCTATGATAGTTTTTCGTGCGACATCACTCTCCATTCCTTGCGAATTTAGATACATTCCAATGTTGACTCCATCGTTAGGAAATTCTTTGCATTCACCTTGTCTAAGTTGGATCGTGTCTTCAATATGTTGTATATCTGATTCACTCCAAGATATGTCATTATTGGCATTCATATAATCCTTATCTATTCCTATGTCGTATCGTGGTTGCATTAGCCTTGTGTTATGTTTGTGTTTTCTAAATCTGACGCTTGTGTGTTAGTGATAACACCTGTTTCTTGGTCTTGTGGTAATACTGGAGATGTTGTTGCACCTCCTGCTGTACAAGCAGATGTATGTGTATGCGCATTATACTTCTGCGCTAAGTCTTTCACGAAGTCCTCCAAGTTATTCAACTGAGTTACCACGTTGTCCAACTTTACAAGTCCTTTCAAATCACCACCTAACATAGTGATACTATCAACCCCTGAATACTTAGCCACGAATGGTGCAGTATACTCTGACATCATTACTACTATCGTACTTCCGATAGTAGGCTTCATCAGTAACCCATCATCGGCAGATGCCATCAATCGAACAGTTAAGGTATTGGCTGATTTACCGCCTATCATTGTCACCTCGCAAGTTCTGTCCGTCATTGATACGCTATTAACTTCAGCATCAAACATCCGCACCTTGTCGGTAAGGTGTGTGTTCGTTATCATTCGTATAGCTGTTGCAATATCTCCCATTATCCTATCTTATAGTGTAGTTTAATTGTTTGTCGCAGTCCTGAAGTACCGCCTGAATACGTTACCCCTTTTACCTTATACAACCCATCTTGTTCAGGTTGTTTAGGATTCTTTATACGCACATTATCACCGTATCTCACAAAAGGTATTCCGAACGCTTGGAATGAACCTGTTAAACCATCGTATCGCATTAGTTCAAGTTGCTTCGTTGCACCTTTTATGAGGTCTGCTTCCGTCTTAGCGGATGGGTCAAAAAACGTAGTACGTTCACCTTCCGTATTATCAGGAGTGTGTTCACCTGACTTGATACTTGTTGTAGTTATCTCACCATTCTTTAAGGTAACAAGTACTTCAATTCGTTCTTTCTTTAACTTTTTTGAACCATCCTTATTACTTCCATTATCTTTCTCAATCGTGTTGTATGCTCTTGTTGATACAACTACATCTTCCTTGCGTTGAAACTCTAACTCTTGACCATCAGCAGGAACATTGCCTTGCTGACCATTCATTATGAATATCTGCTCTTGTGCTTCTGATGTGTTATATTCCATCACTCCACATCGTAACTCATTACCACGCATATAAGTTGTTAAGCCGAATAGCTTATGCAACCTTTCTAAGAACTGCGCACCTGTTTCGTTCTCAACAATAATAGCACCAACAGTTGTTGATGATTCTTGGTTCACTACTATTGCGTCTGCGGTTGGATGCTTATCTGCGACTTGGTCTACTATATCTTTAAGAATAGTTTCGATAGTATCAGTCGCTTTATATGTCTTGTTCTTTAATGCCGTTTGCTTGAGCAACCACATATTATCCTCAACATCAAAAGTGATTGGAATCTTTGCGTGAACTCGTGTGATATAGCCGTCTAATATTTGTGAAGTTTCATCAACCCAACCCCAAGTTAGTGATGGCTTTTGATACCTATACCCAGCAGTAAGAGTTATCTTATCACCACGCATAATAAGTGGCTCTGAATTGAACCCACCGATATTAACTTTCGATCCATTCAAAGGATTCAACGCATTACCCTCATCCTTATAATATAAGTTCTTTGGAATGGTTATTGTTCCCTTACTCGACATCTCCTTCCAAGTTGATTCGTAAGTGTATGATTCCAAGAAGTCAAGCCTTATAATCTTGTTATGATTAGGGTATGCCGTTGATGGCATTTGCTTAATGGTTATATAGTTGAGTACATTATACACTTGCTATACGGAGTTGATTTGCGTATTCAGATATGCAGTTGATTGAAAATGTTTGATACGATATACCACCTGCTTGTTGTGGCAAGTCATAACTCTCTACTACTACATCAGTAATACCAAGTTGATTCAAATAAGGACATACCACACCGATAGATATTGGTGCGTCTAACATTGCCTTCAAATCAAGTCTATCTTGTATAGGTTCGACACCATTTGTATTTGTAATAGTACCGACTATTGAGATGGCATAATCGTCAAGTCCGATGTATTCTTTAACCGAACCATCTCGCCCTTGAATCTGCGTCTTAATAATCTGCTTCGCTTGTGATATACTTATCAATGCCGACTTTAATACTATGTCAGGGAATGACTTCGTTTGCCCATCTATTGCAGTTGGATAACTACTTCCGTTAAACTTGATAACCGTTGGTGCGTTGTTTAGTATCATTATTGTCCTGCTGTATGAAGTGATGAATTAATAGCGTTCAACAACGCATCTGCTACCATATCTTTAACCCTATTTGCACCTTCCTTGATGTTGGTAGTGTTGATAGTAAACTCCTTAATAATATCGTTTATTTGCATATTGATAGTAACTGATTTACTACCAGTTGCCTTGTCCGTCTTTGGAGGTGTTGCGCCTGATGCTTTTGCACCTGCACCTGCCGTTGATTTGGCTGATGTTAGTGCAGGTTTCGTTGCACCAAATGCTTGTGCTGCACTAATGCCTGATTGATATTCTGATACTTGACCTTTTAGTTTATCAATGCCTTTTTGCATATCATCGGCTTGAGAACTAAATCCTCTTTCACGCAATAGCTTTTGTCTATCAGTCGCTTTTTCTAAATCAGATTCGGCTTGTTTCAAATCTTGTTGCTCTAACTTGATATAACTTTCGGATAGTTGTTTTCGCAATGCAAGTTCATTTCCTCCTGCTTTTACCTTTCTTTTTAGGTCTTCTTCAAGCGCACTTGTTGTACTACTTGCGTGTCTCTTCGCATTGTCTTGTTGCATTTGTAATGCTCGTTCACTTGCTTGAGATACATCATACCAAACTGCTGCAAGAGCAGATACGGCAATTACAAGTAACCCAACAGGTCCAAGTAATGCCGTTGTAGCTACTGCCGCTTCTGTTTCTGCAACTGCTGCTGCCGTTGTAGCAATAGCAAACCCTTCGACAAATGGAACAACCGTTACCATTGCCGTTGCAAATACACCTATACCGACTGCAAGGTCAGCAATTAATTCTTTATTCTCCTTTACCCATTTAACTGCGTTACTTAATCCTTCTATCAAAGATGTTAATGCAGGTTTCAAGTCCATTATCAAAGCCATCACCATACCACCTATCTCTTCACGCACATTGTTAAATTCATTCTTTAGTACTATCATTGGACCTGTACCGACTTCTGATGCAGCTAATGCTGAACCACCAAACTCGGTTTGTAATTCTTGAAGTATTAACTTCTGCGCACCTGCAACATCATTCATTGCCACCATACTTTTAATGGTAGATTTCTGCGCTTCGGTGAACGATACACCTGCTCTTGACAATGCAGTTATACCCTTAATAGGGTCATTCAATGCCTTACCTACTTGGAGTGTAGTACCTTGTAAATCACCACCCATCTTTGTTGACATATCAACAATAGCAGGAATGGCATCCATATAGATGGTATCCTTTACTTTTGTAAATGTTGCAAGTAAAGATTGAGAACTCGTGATGGCATCATCGTCAAACAATGACTTCTTCATCAATGCTTCTGATTGCTTGTCTAACGCATCACGATTCAAGTTAGCAGCATTAGCCGTACTTCGTAATGTTGCGTCTAATTGAGCCGATGCTTGAGCCGATTCGTTGAACATATCAACACTCTTGTTGATGAATGCCAATCCTTCATAAACACCAAAGAATCCGAGTGCAGTAGTTTTAACTTTATCGAATGCCGAATCCAACGCACGAGTAGAACCTATTGCACCATTTATCCCCGATTGGAATCCGTCCGATTTAAGTCCTAATATGTATTCTACTATGTTTGCCATTACTCGAATTTAACTTGATGTGCTACTTCTAAGAACCACTTTGCTCTACAATACTCCTTTGCAAATTCATCATCTGATAATGCCTCAGGGTCTAAATGACAACAACACCGAATATACGCAGCCATACGGTGTATATCTTCGGTGTCGTTGTTAATTTTGTATTCGCTTAGTTTTTTTTAAAGCGATTTGTTACGATGGTAATAACACCAAGACAATGTTGAACTACACCTAATTTATACGGCTCACAATCATACGTTTCGCCATAAGTCAATGGATGCGATTCTTCTTTGATTTGGTATATCAACCGAAGTTCTTCTCCTGCTGCATACATATCTAACTCACTCGCTTTACCCATTAACGCTAACTTACTTACATAGTTCGGCTCTTTAATGTAGCTTACTATTCGTTCGTTAGTTTCAGGTTTAAATTGTACGCAAACGTGAACTTTGCCTACGTTATGTGCCGTTGCTAATTCGATACACTTATCTTCATAACTCTTGCGTTCTTCATCACTGATGATGTCTGTTAATACTGTTACTTCTTTTGCCACTTTATTTTGATTTAATTGTTACGAATTATACTCTATCAATACCACCGATTGCCAATGGAATGTCAAGCAATACTTTTGTATCACCTGCACTTACTGAGAATGGATTTGACTTAAAGTTTACAGCGTGAAGTGTCTCTTTACGATACCCTCCTGTCGCTGCACCACCGAACACTATCGTTACCTCGAATGGAGGTAATGATAATGGGTCTTTCAAAGGTGATGCGTCAATGATGCGATTCCAAACATCTTTGTAAATGCTTATGGATCCTGTATACTTCTTTTGACCGAATCCTCTTGATGTTGGATTAACACCAAGAGAATAGTTATCGTCAATAGTTTGCTCTTCCATATACTCAACTTTAGTGATACCGATTACAGGTCCTAAGATTGGTATGATGACGGTGATATTAACGCTTGAATAGTTAACTCCGTTTAATAATGCTGTTGCCATTTTGTTATGCTATTGATGGTTTAAATCCGATTGGAATAGATATGATTCGTGCAACTCCATTGATTACCAATGTTACTGCGATAGTTAGCGTTGATGTACTAAGTACATTCTGTGAAGGATTGATTGTAACCGACTTAGCAGATAATTCGCCATCTTTAACCATTTGGTCAAGTGCAGCATTACCAACATTTTCAAAGTAAGCAATCGTGTTATCGGTGATAGTTCCATTAGCGTTGAACGTGATAGGTGAGTTCAATAATGGAGTGTAAGCCGAATACAAGTTACGTTCCGCTTTACAGATGGTGCGGTTGTTCTCAATGTAAGCATAATCTGAGGTAGTGGCGACCGCACACGATGAATCCACCCAGAACGTACCGCTTACCCCTGTAAATTTCTTAGCCCATAAATGACGCTTAGAGAACAATGCCTCCAATGCTGATTGGCTCAATGCAGTCCATAATTGACCATTGCAAAATTCGACTATTTCATTCTCAACACCATCACTAATGTTAAACTTCCCAACCCAAGCAATCGATTCGCTTACTTTAGCAAGTGCGACTGTACCTAATGCACAACCGATGTTTGTGATTGATTTCTTAGCACCACTTACTAATGATGATTCAAACAAGAAGTTGCCTTTACCGCCTCCATCTTGAGAGATGACCGATGTTACAAGATTAGTTGTTGCAGTAGAGAAATCAGTTACGGTTGTAATGTCGGCAGTACCTACCAAGTTACCTGCGTATAAAATACTCAACGGCTTATAGTTCGTCTTGTTAGTATTCGCTATTGTGTTGAGTATTGTAATATCACCACTTGCCCAAGTACCATCTTTAAACACGGCTACTTGACGCATTGAACCATTTGCATAAGTTTGCATATCTGTAATCTCGGTGTAAGTAGTTGATGTGTTGTACAAACCAACATACAAGATGCCTTTAGGTTGCATACGGAAGAACTCGCTAATATGATAATAGTGAATTGCCGATTGAGAACTTGCACCACCTGAGAATGCTACAATAGTACCTGCGATTGCCGTTCCTGTTGTCACATACGTTGCTGTCATTGATACGGTGTTCAAGAATGAACCCTGAGCTTTAGGTGCTGTAACCGTAACCGTTGCCGTTGATGATGTTGCACTATATCCGTGAGTTGCAGTACCTGAGTTGATAATGTTCTTGATAGCCGTTGCTACTAAAGTAGTGGTTGTATCAGCAGCAACTTTGGTATAAACTCCAAGTGAAGTTGTACGAGTTGCGCCTGTTAATGGATTCAAATCTGCGACCTTCAATTCTACTGTATTACCATCTGAACCAACTGCCGTAACTGCATAAGAACCTGATGCTGCCGTAGCGTCTGAATAATCCTTTGCGATACCTGCTGCAACTGCATCATCAGCACTATACAAGGCTTTAACTCTTGCAGTTGTAGTGAATCCTGATGGCAATACTGTTGCATAAGTTGACGAGAATACTGCGTATCCGCTTATATGGTCTTTACTTTCAAGTGGTCGACCTAATCCACCGCTACCTTCTATGAAGGTTATATTTGGCTGTGCCATTGTTGTTGTGGTTTAAAGGTTAACTTATGCTGTTACTGCTCGTCCGATTTCTTGCCAGTCTGTACCATTGAATACGAAAGAGATAGTAGCTTTCTTAGAAGCCGTTACACTCAATGTACCTGCTGATGTAAATCCTGTAGAAAAAGTAACGACACGAGCAGTACCATCAGCACTAAGGATGAATCTAACCTCATCTCCAACATAAGGAGCAGTTGTTGAGTTACCAACATTGATTGTTACCGATGGTGTAGCTGTTGAAAGTGCGCAAATAAAGAATGTCTTTGTTGCGTTTGCTTTAGTCGTACAAGCGATAGTAGAAGCCGATGTTAAGGTTTGTGTGTCTACTAAAATCTTGCGTCCTGTGTTGTCGGTATTCTTTGTACCTAAAAATCTATTTGTAGTTGCCATTTCTATTTATTTTTTGTTGTTGTTTTAACTTCTTTTTTTGTTGATTCGGGATTTAATATCTCTTCCCTTGAGAATGATGTTGGATAATTATTCTGATTCGTATTCCAAGTGAAGTCTAATCCGTCTTCGGATAGCCATATCGTAGAGATATGGCTATTGCGAGAGACTTCATCTTTGATTATTGAGAGAATTTGTTCTTTAGTGTAACTCATCTTAAACGTAGTTTACTACTTCTTGAGTGAATCCGAATTGAACGTCTAATTTGCAAAGCATCTTAACGTAGAACAATTCAGAGTTATTTTGTACTTTATTCATTTCCAACTTAGCATCTTCAACCGAGTTCATACCTACCCAAAGATTAGAATCCATTCCTGAAGTACCTTTAGCAAACATCATTTTGTCAGCAGGGAAATCAGCAATACGAACTACAGGCAAACCTCTGTAAGTTATATTTAACTGCATTGATTGATAGTCATTACCTTTGTATTGTTGTGCGATAATAGCCTTAGCGTAAGCATCGTATAAATCATAAGATAAGAACAACTTCATAGAAGGGTCATACTTCAAAGCGGAAGGAATCAAATCATAGATACGTTGAATTTGAGCTATGATGCCAGAAGTAAGATTAGTACCAGTTTGAATTGTAGTACCATTCAAATCTATTGTATTAGCATCATCAGTTGCTTTCTTAACAAATCCGTCAAAATACTTGTAAATACCTGTTGTAGTTGTATCACCACCCCAAATAATCTTGTTAACGAATCTATCGTGACGCTTCAATACTTGTTGGATAACTACTGATTCAACTGATGCAGGTAATGTGCGGTCAATTAACGTAGGGTTAAGTTGTTGAGCATACCAATGGTCTTCAAAATCACGAGGATTGAACTCCATATAAATCATATAGTCAGCAGGAGTCAATGTACGAGAATCGATTGTTTGACCACCTTTACTAACAGGTGTAGCCATACGATCTTGAATCATGTCTTCGTAGTCAGCATCCCAACGTGGAATAGTGAACTTCTTCTTTATACCATCTTTTACATAAACGTGACCACCTTGAACTGTCTCGTTACCAGTGATGGCACGAACGATAAACTGACCTGCTGCTTCACCTGCGTAGGTTGTATCAGAGATAGTGAATCCGTCTCCTTTCAAAGAACCTGATGGAGTTAAATTAGGAATAGTTGCACCGAATGCTTTAGCCGCACCGATAACTGATCCAATAGCAAATAATACCCCTGCTACCATTAATGGTGATGCACCTACTGCCATTGACAGGGTTGTACTAACGAGGGCAATAAGTACAAGTGATAGTGCGAATTTTTGTGTTTGTTTCATTTTAGAATTATGAGGGTTTAGTTTTTAACTTGGTTTTTAGCGGTGATGTTAGCCATAATAGATGCAGCAGTTTGAGGCTTTAATCCTTCAGGTGCATCGTTAGGTTTAGGTGCTGCTACGTTCAATGGTAAGTCTTCTAAGATTGACTTAGTTCCTTCCATATCCAACTTAGCAAGGTTAACCCATTTAGTAAATGTCTCGGCTTTGTTACCGATACGAGCCTTGAATGTGTTTACCAATTCGGTAGCTGATGCCGTAGCTTCTGCTTCCAATGTAGCTTCCTTAGATGCTTCTAATTCTGCTTTAGCTTGGGTTAATTCTGCTTCTAATGAAGCGATTCTTGCTTCTGCTTCGATACGAGCATTGTTAGCCGTTTCGGTTGCAGCAGTAGCGACATTTGTTGCTTCTTGCAACTTGTTGATAGCCTCTACGATTGATGCTTCGTTAGCATCTGCGTTAAGGTTCAACTTATTCGTGACTTGTGTCATTTTTGGTTTAGTTTTAGTGATTAATTTATTTATAAGTTTGTCGGCATAAGGCATAATATCGGCAGTTGTATTCGGTACGAATTTCTTGTTTAAAGAACTTGTAAATTCAATATCCGTTGCAATGCCTAAGTCTTTACATTTGTTTGCATCCATCCAAGTAGTGACATCCATAAAGGACATAATGGTATCAATCTCAATACCACACTTTGCGGATAACATTGTTGCGATGGATGTCTTGAAAGCATCCATTGATTTGCTATCTCCTCCACTAACTGGGTGCATCATAAATTGAGCATAGTCGGACATAATACGTTTGCGTCCTGCCATAAATAACGCACCTGCTATTGATGCCGCTACACCTACATTATAAGTGTCAACAGGAGTACGGCTTTTTATGATTGCGTTGAAGATGTTCATTCCTTGAAGAACGCTACCACCTTCGGAGTTAATCCAAACTTGGATTCTTTTTTTGCCCATCATATCAAGGCATAATAGTTCTTCTTGGAATTTAGCACCATCGATGTATGGAACTTCATCCCATTCACCTTCTTCATTGTAAGACGCACCGATTTGACGATTGACCAACATTATTGGTTCGTCTGCGTTACAATCAATGCAATATTCAAATTCCATCTCCATAGGTGCAAAAATACAAAGCCCCCCAAAGTATGAGAGGCTTGTACATTACAATTCTTTTTTATGACTTTAGTAGCCGTTCAATCTTATCCTTCGGCATTGAATCAAAGTATAACCGCAACGCATCACCAACCACTTCCGACCGACTTACATCTTGGTCTTTGGCATAGTTCACTACCAACGTATGATACTTCGGATTCGGATATGCTTCTACTTTTCTTTCAAGTGATGTTGACTTCTTTGGTTCTTGCATTGGGATGTGGGTTTAGTTTAATCTATAATTAAGTCCATCTAAATAAATTTTCCTTGTGCCAACAGAGCCACTTGCATTTTCTAATGTTAATACTCCAGATGTAGATATGCTTAATAAACCCATAAGAAATTGACCTGCATCTTCTATTACTATGCTAAAATATTTTTTTGAAGACGGAATTAAATTGCTTGGTAATGTACTAATAGTTTCAGGTATTGTTATACCACTACCAATTGTAATAACTCCACTAAATATTACATCTGAATTACTTATTTTTACTTTTGGAGTCAACCCACTATAAACAGAAAAATTAGTTGTTAGTGTAAGTGTTTGACTTTGTTGATTAATATATGCCAATGAAAAATAGCTAAATCCAGCACTCGGTGATGGTGCAACTGCGCTTTGATATACCGACATCTTAGTATCAGCGTGAACATTTCTTGGAACACCATCAGTGAACGTAACAGGGTCAGCAACCGAACTTGTTACATAACTTGTTGAGCCTATTACATATACCGAATTTCCTCCTGTTAATGTAAAACTAACCGCAGGTACAAGATACAATACACCGCCCCATAATATTGCGCCTTCTTGAATAACATAAGAAGAGCCTGAACCTGTATTGTTGCACCCATATAGCGCATAAGGAATACTTGTTGAATAATCACGTCCAATAATTGAACGACCTAAAGCAATAAGCATCTCGCTTGATGCGGTTTGCAAGAAGTCAAGTGTGCCTGATTTGACAGGGAATCCAACGGTTGTTGAGATTGAGTTTGTTAATAAGTTTTTCATTTTTTTAGTATGGTGTTATTGTATAAGTTAAGGGAATAGTATTGTATTTATCAACGAACATTCGCACTATCTTTTCTTTTGTTGTGCCTAATGCGTTATATGTTGCGTTTGGTATGTTGATAGTAAAGTTAGCAGGTAATGGGAAACTATAATCGTTTATCACGAATGAATCACTGCCGTTGTTATACGATGATGATGATATTGATTCAATACCACCCACACGAAACACGATAACAGGAGGTGTGATGTTTGATATGTATATAGGACTAACACTTGGAGGATTAACATACGTTGTGCCAAATCGTTTATTCAATGCGTATTCCAATTCTAACTTAGTAGCGTTGAAGTTCTGACTCTCGTCCGATCCAATAAAACTATCAAGTATGCGCAACCAATCAGTCGATGCGGTCGGTTCTGCGGTAGTAGATGCCACCATACATTCGTAAACTGAACCATCCTTGTATTTAACGTGCGCACCTGATGTATATGTACCTGCACTCCAAGTAGTAGCCGTTGTATCTCCTATCATAAACTTGTAGAAGATTTGATACATACGATTGAACGCTGAAAGTAATCCTGATGATAAGGTCTTGATATAAGTAGTTCGCTTATTAGATGGTAATAAGTCGGATACAAGTTTGGTTATATCGATGTTGAATAGTTGTGCCATTATTCAGCTATAAAGGTTAATGTGTTCGTAAAGGTATGTCCTGCCGTTGTTTCTTCGACCAAATATCCTGCACCTGATGTATATTTTCTCAATACCCAATCTCCTGCCAAGACTAAATCAACACCAGCAAGAACTGCTGACCCATCCAATCGACAAGATACTCGTTCAAATACAACATCATTCACACCTTCAATTTGACGGATAAGTGTTTCAATGTCTGATACCTTAATATCACCACCAAAGTTTGTCTTTGATAAGTTTGCAAGGTAAGTGTTCAATGCAGTAATAACATTGGTATTGATGACCGAAGCGTAGATACCTTGATAGTAAATACTCCCTTCAATACGAATCTTATCTGATGCCGTTGATGATACAACGTAAGATATACCTGCCGTTCCTTTGAGTAACACATAGGCTTGTAATGCCGTTACTTCAGGAGATGTTAAGGTAGTAAGCGTTGTTCCTTTAGCCACCTTAACTAATACTTGATTAGCAAAGTTAGTTGATACCGAGCAAGCCGTCACGATTCGTAGTGATGGGATAACAACAGGGTATTCAACTACGCCACCTACGTTAGTTAAGTATTGCGGTGTCGCTGCCGAGTATTGAAATCTAAACACCGCATCTTGTAACCACTTGGCACTACCTGATGCTGACTTCTCTAATATCTCTTGCATCTTCGCTATCTGTATATCTTGTAACTGCTCGGCAAGTGATTGAGCAACCGCAAACGTATAGCATATCGCCCTCAAAAGATTCCTTGCCGACCAAGTGTTCGGATTAATCGTTATGCCGATACTGCCGAGTTGAGCCACTAACTGCGTTACTAAATAATCGTTGCATTCTTGTACTGTTCTTGCCATTGTTCTTGTGTTAAGTGTTCCAAATTTTATCCATATACTGACGAATCAAAGCCGTCTGCATAGTTGTTAATACTACGGTTTGTTTCATAAAAGGTCGTGCTGGTATAGTCGTTGCGTGGTTGCGTCCTGCTTGACCACCCTCGTTGTGAATAGCTGCGTAGGGTAGGTCTACTGCTAATCGTATGCGTTGAAACGTACGTTCAACTGCTGACTTTGCTACCTTACGTCTAAGTGTGCCTGTACCAACCAAGATAGGATTGCTTCGGTTAGCCGATAGACTTATCCCCTTCGGCTTATACTTATACTCTTTAGTACCATCTATTCTTCTATTAACTTCCTTCCATTTGTACTCATCAAGTCCACCTTTAGTAAATGCTTCAGCAAAATGATTCTCCGCTTGAGCAGATAACTTCATAGGTAACTCACGCTTAGTTCGTTCTAAGTTTGCTTTAATTTGCTGGAAGTTAAATCGGTTCATTATAGCCATTATCCTAAGTCGGTGTCTTGTTGTTGTTGTTTTATCATCTCTTTGTGTTCATCATCATAAACTAATACTCTTAACTTTTCCATCAAGGCTTTGTCCATAAACTCACTACCTTTTTTGATAGTTACGTTCTTGAATGATACTTGACCGAAGTGGTCTAAGTCACCTTCCCATTCAGGTTTACGTTCGAGCATTCCTCGTCTAAACTCTGCCCACTTATCAGGACGTAACATTATCTCTTCTACAGGTCGGTTGCGCACCTTCCAAAAATCAAGACAAGCGTTAATCATATCGATTGTCATATTGGCTTTATAGCCTTTGTGTATTATTGTACTCATTCTTCTTCAAAGTTTGGTAATGGTAATCCAAAGTTTTCTTGTCCAAGTTCAGCAGGTGCATCAAAGTATGGATGGTCTGCGGTAAATATCTCACCTGTCTTGCCTACGTTATTTATGAATATATCTTGCCCTTTCGATTGCATCTGTTCAACAACAGGACCAACAATATCTTCAGGTGATTCGGTTAATGGTTTACTCTCATCGTGTTGTAACACTATGCACTTGCAGTTGAAGTGGTTAGTAGGTGCGACACTATCCCATATTGGATCGTCAACAAGTGCGGTAATCCCATCCAATGGTTGACATATATCACACGCATCACCGATTGCCGAGTATTCAAGTATTGGTAACACATCTTTCTCTTGTTCGATTCGTTGCCACTTCGATGCGCTATCTGCTTGTGCGATTGCCGTATTGTATTCGGTTCTCCCCCAATTATCATTCCAATTATCATACGTTTGTCGTGCGATGTCGTTGAACTCACGAGATGTTCTTACATTGCCGTTCTCATCCGTTAGTAAACTACTTATCTCTTTGACTTGTTGGTATGTCTTAGCCGCACCGAACATATAAACATTCGTTACCAACTCTTGCAAGAAGGTATCAGTAGCAATGGCATCGAAGCCTACTCCAAATCCTTCTAAGACCGCTTTCTCTAAGTACTTAGTCAAGGCTTGATAGTAATCCAATGGCAAATCAAGTTCGGTAATACTACCGTCCTCAATGCCCTTGATTAACTTCTTTATTTGACTATTACTATATTCCATTAGTGCGTATGTTTAGAATACATCTTATCTAACTTATTCTGAATCTTTGCAGGAAACGTAGGTGCATTCGGTGTTGGTGCAACTATCTCCGCTAATGGTATGCCTGTCTTCTCGCTGAAGTATTTGCCATCCATCTGCAATCCACCTTGTTTAATCTTAACACTTAGGTCTGCGATGGTGTTAGCGTTTTCAACTTCTTCACTATCATTCATCATACACGCTACTGAACCCTCAGCAATGTTGAATCCTAATGCTCGTAGTCGGTCGAATAGTTGCTTGTTAACTAATGGAAGGATGAAGGCTGCGTCCTTAGTAGCCTTGTCTTCCATTGCTTGTTGTGCAGGTGATTCTTCGCCACTATTACCTAACTTACCAGGTACTGACTTCATAGCATCAGCATGACCGAGTATTATCTGAGATACTTTAGCCTCAAGTCTTGCCTCGAAGTTATCATACCCTTTATATCCACTACCGCCAAGTGATGTCTCGATGAACTCGATACTATCACCGATGTCATCCAATAACGCCCAACCTGATGAACCCATCTGCGCTAAGGTATTTGCGAACTCTTGACGTTCGGCTTCATTAGTCTTGTTAGTCTTACCGACTCTAAATGGTTGTGAGAATAACTCAACGAAATCTCCGTTAAACCCTAATAGGTTGCGCATAAATATCTCGTAGATAGATAACTCCCAAAACAATCCATAACCGCAACGTGATGCGCCTGTATCGTTCGGTGTATTTACGAAGATATACCAATTCTTGTATTCCTCTTCTTCTTGTATCTTACACCCAGTTGTCATATATGGAAACGAACCGATAGTGATGCGGTCAGGTGATACGTTCTGACGCTTAACGGTGTTGATATATGGAAACTCTCCATCAACAATATCATCCAAGTGAATAACTGAATAACCAAAGAACAACGCATCCATACATATCGATAAGTAAGTGCTGAACCACGTCTTTAGTTGCGTCTTGCCGTTAACTGTGTGGCATAGTAAGTCCGTTAGTTGTTGGTCTATTTCACCTGATGCCGTTCTGAACTCCCACTTGCGAAGAAGAGTTAAGTCCTTCCTACGTTCGACACACGCTTTGATGAATCCGTTCTCCCTTGTGTTTACATACATCTGTTGCATATTCACACGGAATGGATAATAGGCTCGTTCTGCCTCGTTGATAGCTGCTGCTCTTGTTGTTACATCTTGACGGATACGAAGTAACTGAATAGGTACTATCGGTGTCTTAGCCGATTGAACTATCTTAGGTGTTGGAGATAGTGCGTTCTTGATGTTGGTGATTATACCCATTCTTAGTAGTTATTGTTTTGTTTGACCAATCGTGAACCATATCGTATTCGTTGACCTGACTTCGGTTGTATCAATGGTAAGTCTGCGGTGATGTTAGTACCTCGACTCACGTTCTTCAACCAAGCAACCGCATCATCGTAACGCTTAACTCTTAGGTCAGGAATGTTGCGAGGTGCAATGCGTGAATGAAGATGGAACAAGGTTACATCTATCATCATATTAACCATCTGCTGATTGCGGTTATCGGCTTTAATCCAAGCGGCATCTCCTGTTAATAACGAACTACCTGCTCTTAAATAGGTTGTACCTGTACCCCAAAACTCAGGGTGTTCATTTGGTTTAACCGATAGATTAGCAACAACACAAGTGTATGTCTTATCTGCATACCATATCGTGTCACCTACTTGATAAGTTTTGTAGTAATCCCATTCAGGATTATCAAGACCGATGTAATAGATGTCGTATTGTGCGCCAACTAATTGCCACTTAGCAGGATTCCAAGCACCTGCAACAGTGATGGCAATGGCACATACATAAACATTGCCTAAGTATAACGTAAGCGAATGAAGTGCATAGGTGGATGTGGTACTGAATGCGGTTGCGTCAAGGTATACTCTATTCTTGCCGTAGTATGTTTCGTTGTAGTTGTATAACGATGTATCAGTAAACTCAGCCGATGTTAAGTACTTTTGTCGTAAGTAACTTACAACCTCTGCTTGTGCTGCGAGTTGCATCTGAGTTACTAAAGAATAATCAGCACCTATAATCTGAGATAGGTTATCGGATTGGATTAATTTCTTATAGTCTTGTAAGATAAGGTAACTCATTGGCAAAGTTTGATGCAAATATACGAAAAGTAACGCACTTAAAAAAGTATCGAAATGATGTATATTATTGAAATGAATATAAACACCATCGTAATCAAGATGGCAAGTAACTCGTTCTTTGGGTTTCGTATGTTCATTAGTAACTGTTTTTACTGTATACTTTGCCGATGGTAATGGCTTGACCTATGTCACCACGTTGATACTTACTAAACGATTCACCAAAAGCATAGCACAATAAGTAATCGGTTAAGTCGGTGAAGTGTCCAGTCTTTTGGTATCTTACCTTCGTTTGTCCATCGGTTTCCATTTCTTTATTCTTTGTGCCATCGGCAGCTTCTTTAGTCAATATGAAGTCATTGATTGACCTCTTGCAAGAATCATCAATCTTGAAAGTAATACCATCGTATCCACTATCAAGCACTTGGTTAAAGAAGTTTCCACGCATAGCCACCGATGGATTAGACTTTGCCACCCTTAGTTGAGGATGGTATTCTTTAAGTTCGTCCATAATTAAGCGGAAGAAGTTATGCCCTTTTTCCAACTTTACATCCGCTTTTTGTGAGGTTGCATCACCATAGATAAACAACCCAGCACTATGTCCCTGATACTTACGTTTAAACTCTTGACATACCGCTTTGATAGTATTGTTTGGATTCACACCTGCTATCTCGGCTATTTGCTTGATGTTCTTACGTTCTATTTGGAATATGCCAATAGGTAGGTATGGATTCACATTCTCATCAAAGCTAATGTGCAAAGGCAAGGACGGATCGTAACTACAAGCACCAACGTGCTTCTCTAATTCAAAGCACTTATAGAACTCACCACCTACTTTGAGTTGAATATCCCAATTACCTTCTACGAATACCTCGTATTGATACTTTGGCATTGATTTAAGCGACTCAAGGTAATCGGCAGGGATGTATGGGTTATCGGTAATCTTGGACGGGATATAGAGCCAATTATCAGGCATATCGTTAGCCTTCCACCTATTGTACACTTTGTCCTTTACCCAATTATTTGCAGGATTGCAAGTACCAAGTATCAATGGAGGTGGTTGCTTTGGTATGATGTGACTACCCGCACGTTCAATGCACTTATTGAATGTCAACTCTTGCATCTCGTTCATCTCCTCAAGTAAGAACCCATTACATTCCAATCCTTTAAATCGGTTCAGTTCCTTATCATCCGCATAGTTTTCACCAAAGAATAATAATTGACTTCCATTGGTAAAAGTAACCGTCTGCGTATCTTGATTATAATTCTTAATGAACGAGGTTGGACATATTTTCCCGAATGATGGTATGGTTGTTCGTTTAAGCGTTTGCAAGGTATCACGAACCACTACCCACTTACTGTTTGGATATATCTTTGCAAGTAATAACAACCCTCCTAATCCTGCGAAAGTCTTACCTCCACGAATAGCACCCCCATACAAAATGAAGTTGTACTTCTTACTAAATATAGAAGATAGAAACTCAATTTGTTTAGGAAAAGGATTAAATAAGACTTCGTTAGCCATTATAATATAATCTCTTGACCACCTATCATAAACACTTGCACATCAACAGGCTTATCACCTCCTTCCAATGTGGTTCTATTTAACTTTGGTTTAAAGTATTCAAGCACTTGAAGGAATCTATCACTAAATTCTTTATCATTACTATTTGCAAGTATTGTGTTGAATCTATCTGTATGAGTAGTAACAATGGATTCACCAAGTGCTTCCCATTGCAAAGTTCTTTCGTTTTTTACCCCTGCAGTTCTTCCTCCTGATTTTGGTTGACCTTTTACAAATGGCATATATATAAATTATTGTATTTTGTTCTATAATAGAATTTTACTAAGTAATGCAAAGTTACACTATAAATACGGATAAAATAAGATTATACATATACTCAACTTATAAATAGATGCGTTTTTTCTCCATTAGCAGGAAAGTGTTAAAACCGCTAACTTCATCGAATTACTACCCCATCAATACGCTGACACACTTAGTCTTCGCTTGTTGTGTTGATGTGTAGACGCATATATCTATATCTGCTCACCTCTTACTATCTTGTTTAACTGTTCCATCACCACATCAGCCACATCACCCCAAAACATATCACATTTCTCATCTTTAATTGGCGATTCGGTGAAGTAAGATTGGTATAGTGGATTGTGTGGTGATGTATATCTTTTACATTGTTCCTTAATTGGGCAATCTTTGCCTTTGCATAATGTCATGTCAGCCATATTATACTTGTTTGTTAAGTTCTTGTCTCATCCATTTAGCACCTCTAAAGTAGGCATCTATTTCTGCATCACAGCCACTGCCATACATCTCTTCCATTGCCAAAATAGCTTGGTTAAATATGTCCTTGTCTATTAGCTTTTGTACTGATGCTACCATTTCGTTGGCATCACCAATATGGTCATCACTTCCATTACTTTCGTATGTTTCATAGTAGAATTGTTCTGCTCTTTTAGTATAATCCAAAACAACTAATACTTGAGCTTCTTTATAGGTGTTTATTATCTGCTCCTTCTCCATTACTTTGGCTTGTTCAATTACTTTTTTTACTACTTGACTTTGCCCATAATTTTCAGAATGTAAATAACCTAATTTAATTAACTTTTCAACTAAATAGTCTACTGCTGTCTGTTGCTTACTCATTTTATTTGTTTTAATAGTTTAATAATCTTGACTGCATCAATAGTGCTAATGCTGATACTGGTTGCGTTGTCTTCACCTGCAAAGTCTAACAAGGTTTCTAATACATGGATGATACCGAATGCTTCATCCTCCATCTTATTTCTTTTTAAATTGTTTAAAATATGTTTCAAAATACCATTTTATTCTTTCAATAGTTTTAGTATCTGAAATCTTTAATTTTGCTTCATTATCTAAAAACTCAATAATTTTATTTGCTTCAATGTAACTTCTTTCTTGCATCCATTTGGCACCAGCTTTAAAATCTATAATATGAGCTTCTTGAAATACTTCTGCACTACTTTTATTTTCAGCATACTTTTTAGCAACTTCTTCTAATGTTTCTTGTTTAGCTTCATCTATTGGACTACAATCACACATTATAGTATGACCGCAATAACACTTAATCTGTTTAGGCTCTTCGTTATTCATAATGTGTTATATATTTTACTCAGTTACGTTTACGTTGCGTCCTTTATGACTCATATACTCCTTAATCTTCCTCTTGGCATACTCATCAAAGTCTTGCATCTTACTTGCAGGTATGGTGTAACTCTTGCTCTTAGTTGATGGCTCGTTGTACATCGGTTTGCGTCCTGCGTTACGTTCGTTGTGTTTAGGTTTATTCATTGTGTGTATGTTTTATTGTGCAAATATATGCTCTTTAATTAATTATTGATACTTATTTAATAGGTTATCGTTTAACTATTAGAACAAAGTTTTGATATTATTATTGAGTTCAATTTTCCATAAATTTATATCGTTACTTGCCTTAAATCCAACGTGGTTTATTTTACCTTTTTCCCATACTCCATAATTTTCAAACCCTAACGATTTCCAAAATAAATTACTATCAAGGTCTTGTCTGCATCTTAATGTAAATCCAATTCTATGAAATTTCTCACAAAATTGCCTACATACATCGAGTAAAGCACTCCCATAATATAATCTTCTTGCATCATTTCTAACTGCTATTTGTTGTATTTTAGCATATCTATTAACACCAATACCTGGAGTTATTAAAACATATCCGACTGCATCATTATTGGCTTCACAAATAAGTACAATAAAATTTCTTTCTCCTCCAAAAACATATTTATCCCAAATAGATTTTTGTATAAATCCGACTGCATTTGAATTTTCTTTTTGAAGTTTATCAATAAGTAGCATATCTTTTATTGTAGAAGTTCTTACTGATATATTTTTTACAACATCATTGTAAAGTATATTTATAATACCTGTTGAACAATCAAACTTATCTAATTTCATATTATTTATATTTATTCATTAAATCATCATAGAACCGAAAGAACTCATCCATCGAATGCACTATCACATACACACCACCTGATGCCGTGATACTTTCTTGGTATTTCTTCTGCGCTTCCGATTGCTTGTCTTTCATCTTAATCTCAATCTTCACCGAGATACCAACCTTATGTCCACCTATCATAACTCCGATGGTTGAATGGATGTCCGCAGTTCCTCGTGTTCCTTGTCCAGGAGTGAAGGTTACACCTTGTGTTCGATTGCCTATCTGTTGTCCTGTTAAGCCGTCTATGACCTTGTTAACTCTTGCTTGACCTTGATTGCTTACCCTTTCGGCTTGGTGTCCTTCGTACTTGAGGTAGTCGCACACACAAGCAGTTAGTCCGTTAGCCGTAGTATCGGTTCTGCCGTAATGGTCAAAGCTATCTTGTTGAGGTGTAATGGATGGATACTTTGCTCGTGAGTATCGTTGCTTGGCTTGTATTATGCGTTGTTTTTCTTGTCGTGTCATTAGTGTTCTATGTTTAGTCCAAGTATGGATATGAGTTTCATAAGGTTTTCGTTTCGTTGCGACATTGCGTTAAGTATTGTTGGTATCGTGTATTCACCTGTTCCGCTTCGAGGCGGTTCATCTTGTCGGTTTTTTGTAAGATTAAATCCTTCCGTTGTGATGATATCAAGTGTTGCTTTATTTGTAAGGATAATTGATTTGCTCGTTGGCATAATTCTTGAATTTTAGAATTCGATGTCTTGTATGATTGGGTCGGCTGTAAATTCATTGTTGTTTGTTTTGATTTCAAAATATCTACCAATGTGGTCTTTATCGAATATTATCTTCTTGTCATAAAACATTGCATATTGGTCTACCCACATCTTCAATCGTTTTTGAGTTAACCACTTGCGCAAGTCGGGATATTCTTCTACAATATTTTCAAAGAACTTTTTAGAATATATCCTTGTGTTTGTCTGCATATTTTCAGCATCCAAAGTATATTCGTAGAACTCGTTAGATGTCTTGCTTATGAACTTCCTTACTTCCAAGTTTTTAAACTCCGAAATAATCAATCCATTTTCAAAGTAGAATTGAACGCAACCTATCATAAAGTTATCGAACTTTGCCCATTCTAATTCTGACCATTCATCGAATAACAAGTGATTAAACTCTTGTAAAGGTGTATGATTGGCATTGAAATAACTACTAAATTCTACCTCAAATTTACGTCTATCGAATGAACCACCTGCACCACCGATTGTATAGTTCGTATTGATAAGAATCTTAGGTGATTTGTTTACAGGCAACTTGATTGCTAATTGACCCTTGCGTTCAATGGTAATGCCTTCGGTAATAAGGCTAAATAAACTCTCAAAATCAAAGTGCTTTTTAACGTCATCGAACACCAATACTTGAGTATCGGTTGAAATTGTCTGATACTTGAATTGGTCGTTAAAACTGAATATCTTTCCATCAAGGCTATTCAACTTCTTCATCTTGCTTATGGCATTACTAAACAACCCCTTTCCGCTACCACCATTCGGTGTGTCGCTGATAGTTTCATCATTGAGTATTATAGCCTTGTTATTTGCGCTTGTTTTGAAAGAGTGAAGCAAGTACCCAATAACTGATTTGATGCTCTTAAATCGTTCCGTATCACTTCCTGCGACAAGGTGTATAAATCTTTCGTAAACACATCCACTACTATCTGACTTCTTGTATTCACGTTGGATTATCTGATTCTTCCATACATATCCACCTGAATCAATATAATCAATCTCTTCAACATTAGTTTTTGATACTCTTACCACCTTGTTCAGATAGTACAAGTATGCTTCTTCTTGAGTATCTTCAAGCAAGGTAACATCCTTTGTGTTCAAGAAGGATAAGTAATCGTAAGTGAAGAACTTGGTGTTACCTGCCATAAAATCAAAAGGCTTCATTCCAATATTCTCGGCATTCTCAAGATGGTGCAATACGAAATCTTTAATTTTATCCTTGTTAGTTTCTTCGATAAGGTTCTCAAATATATTGATAAATATAAACCCAGCATTTGATGGATAGTACTTGTAAAAATTATGCTCTTGAAGGAAGCATTTAAACTTATGGTGTTGAACAACTACATTACCTTTTTGTGTATATTCCCAAAAGTCAGTCACGCTGATATTATCCTTTACAGATTCCACCGCCATATCAAATTCGTCATCATTCAATTCAGGAAATGCCTTACGCACTATCTTGATGTCTTTACCTGACCTGATTAACTCTTCGACTCTTTTCTTGGTATGGATGTCTTCAAAGAACTTAGTATGATGTTGAGATGTCTTCTTGTAGGCACTTTTGACAGTTGTGTCAATTTCACGTTGCGTAAAGTCTTTTTGCTTGTATTGTTCACACACCCTCATCGCTTCGTTTAGGCTAATGCCATAATCGTTCAATGCTGATGCCAACTTAAATAGATTGGCATTGCGTTCACCTGATGACATTGAGAACTTATTAAACCACTTTAGTAAACGACTTATAATCTCGTTATCTGATTTGATTGGTATTCTAACTTCTTCGGTTACTTCATAAATATCAACCTCTTTCAGTTCAGTCCATTCCAAGCTATCATCGTTGACATACAAATCAGCATCATAAGACTCAAAACATATTCGACAAATATCACTACAATGAATATCAAAGTAAGGCGAATTGAATTTATCCTTTAATGAATCAAAGTATCTCTTGTGATTCGGAATATCCTTTGGAATCTTGACTAATACTTTTAATCCATTCCTTCTTGGTGATAAGAAACAAGCAAAAGTAAACGGGTCGGATATAAACGATTCCCTGTACTGGTTCATTTGCTCAGGTGTATCAAAGTTATCAAAGTCAAGACATATAAGTCCTGAATGTTCAATGATACTTACCGCATTACGTTGTGTAAATGTTCCACTAAACAAGATTGCAGGTAAGGTGTTCTTTAGTTGCTTTTGTTTAGCCTCATCAGTGGTGCTTTCAATATCATCAATGATATGCTTAGACTTACCTATTTTGATACGATTAAAAATGTCATGAACATCTCTATGGTATGCTGCGGATACTTCGTTGAAGTTTTTAAATATACTTACTTTCATAAAAAAACCCGAAGTGAGACGAATCGGATGGAAACCCCTTGCGGAGCCGACTCTCCCACTTCGGGAGTAAAGGTATTTGACAATAATTGGTTTCCATGCCAATTCTAAATTTAAGAACTATTGTTGCAAAGGTAGTAATTCTAAAGTACATTACAAGAAATTACTAATAGGTTACGAATGGCACTTGTGCCACATATGTGCCACATTGAAATTTCGCTATAACTTGCGACCACCATAGCTTTGAAAGGAATCCGTGCCACATACACATCTTTTTTGGGAATCTCAAAAAAAAACTTTTCCTTTTTGAACTCTTATTTATATAGAGGAGAATAAGGAAAATCCCCAATGTGGCACGGAATACACTAAAATGGAAGCGAATCTCCCATTGGGTCACTCGGATGCACTACTTCCGCTTGAACTGTCTCAATGTGCTGACCGCTACCTTTAGCCTCAATTCTCCAAGCCTCAAGCGAATTGAAGTAAGATGTCTTACCATCCTTAGTCCACTCCTTGCCACGAATATTGAAGTGAACCGTGACAACTTGTCCCGTGTTGAACTTGTCCAACAAAGGACACTTGTCTTGGGTCAGTTGGAACTGAAGATACTGCGGATACTCGCCCTCAGTTTGCAGGATAAACTCACGCTTGGTGAACTTGTCAGATACTTGTACGGCATCTCTTTTAATAAGCAGTCTGCCATCTGCTGTGTACTTTTCTGTACTCATTGTATGTGTTTTGCTGAATCACAGCTTGTTTATGTTGTTATGTTATGCGCATTTAACTATCTCAAACCTACTAATGATACACCCATCACCACTATATCTCTTACGAGGCTCATATAAGGAAGTCTTCAAATTTGGTGCATTGTATCGAAGCAAGGTAACATATCTTTCGTAAATTGGATCGTGCGTATTCCTCATATTATCCACTACTTTAAGCGAATTGATAACTGTTGTATGGTCACGATTGGACAAAAATTGTCCTATTTGCGATTTGTTGTATCCATTCTCGTAAGCTATGTAACAAAACAAATGTCTTGCGGTTGCGATGTCTAAAGTACCACGTCCAAATCCTTGAATCTTCTTGATTGGGATGTTTAACCCAGTTGCGATGTCTATTAGTATATTATCCATTGTGCGATGCTTTTAGTCCGTAATCAGATAGTGATGGATACACCCATTGGAAGTCCACCATATCAGGTGCAAGTGGTGTGTTATCTATTAACAATGCTTTCTCCTTCTTGGCTTTAAGTTTAGCACCGAATCCTGACTTCACTTTGATACCACGATATTGGATGTAGTGCCTAAGTTGGTGTTCCGTTATTCCATAATGTTCCGCCCATTCAATTGCTGTTTTCTCCATCGAATGTTCCATTATGTATTCCAAAACTATGGGTGATGTGCGATATCCTGAATCTTTACCTTTTAGTCCATTTCTATAAAAGAATTGGTGCATTGTGCGATAAGTTACATTGGCAAGTTTCGCCCATTCTTTGTAGGTGTATTTGGTCGGTGTTGCTTTGATTTGTTTAACTATTTCTATGTTCATTTTGTTTTGTTTTATTTGTGATGTAATTTTCTATTAGTTCTTTGCCGTAAGCCATAAAGTAAAATTTGTCATCTTCCCTTATTGCCCATAATGTTTCCAAGATGATGTTGATTTCGTCTACTGATGTTTCTTCCATTGTTTGTTTAATTATTTGTCTTACCGATAACTTGCGCTACAAAGCAATGAGGCACTGCTTGTAGCTGACAGTTATAGGAAATTTTTTTTTAATTTTTTTTGCCCACCCACAAAGAGAGAACACAGAGAAAAAACCAATTTTAATTTTTCTTCCATCCCTTTAAGTTGATTTACAAAAACAATCGTATTCAATATCTAATTCAGCATCAAACATTGTCATTTGTTGCTTATTCGTTTCGTGTTCATCAGTTGCTTTTCTGAAATTGCTTTTGCTCAATTCAATCAAATCCATAGCCGATTTATTCTTTCTGAAAAATACATATTCTCCTTCGCCATATTTCACTTCCATATCATTCCACCATTCAATCATTTTCGGCTGTTCTAAAATCATTGTAAGTAGTTTGCGTTCTGATTTTTTCCAACACATATCACAGTTGCCTTCGTAATCTTTCAACTGCAAATCAAAATCTTGCCTATCCCACCATTTGCGAATGAAATCTTTTGTGGCTCTTACTTCGGTTGCCAACGGATAAACAAATTTGTTCTCTAATGCTTTTGCCCAGTTAATGCGGTGTGCTTCGTCAATTCCTATTCCTATTGCAGTTTCCCAATCAGCAAAACCAAGCGACTGCATATATTTTTTAATGCAAACTTGTTTCAGTTCCCTTGTGCAATGCGGAAATGCTTTGTTTGGTATTCCGTATTTCTTAATCATTGCCTCAAATGGTTCACCTGTTCGGCTTGCAGTTTCAAAATCTACAATCTTAAATGATGTGACTTTGCCAATCTCAAAGTT